GGGCGGAGTTCTCTTTACTATTGTGGCGGCGGCGGTGGTGGTGGGATAGCCCGAGGAATGGTCGACCTCTCAGGCGTCGATACGGTCAGCATCACTGTGGGAGCCGGGGGAGCCGGTGACACGAATGGCAGCGGAAAGGACAACGGAGGCACCAGCAGCTTCGGGCCGTATATGAGCGCCACTGGCGGACAAGCCGGGATGTCATTTGGTACTGGTGGAAAGGGTGGCGCAGGCTCTGGCGGTGACTACAACGGGTCGACCGGCGCAGGCAGCTTCGGCGTGCGTTTCGAGACAGATGGCTCGACCGGCGTCAAGGGGTACGGCGGTGCAGGAGGAGGCTGTGGCGGTGTGGGCGGTACGTCTTTGTCTGATGCATCGGTGACAGGTCATGGTCAGCACGGCCACTGGCCTGGTGGCGGAGGCGGCGGGGGCGATGGGACTAGCAGCAAAAATGGCGGCAATGGAGCGCCAGGCGGAGTAATCATCGAATGGTGACAACTATGTGGGCACGAATCGAAAATGGCACCGTGGCCGAACTCACGGATATAGACCCTGGCGGCCGCTTTCATCCGTCCATCGAGTGGGTGGATTGTAACGAGCATGTTGATGTGGGATGGACCTACGACGGTAGCGAGTTCAGCGCGCCACCGGAGACGCCCATCGACGAGGTCGTCGACCAGGCCATCGGCCGCATCAATGACGGCTACACCCGAGTCATGGCGACGATCCTGGTGGAGTATCCCGACGCTGAGACCCTGTCGTTCGACAAGCAGGAGCGCGAGGCGCGCACCTGGGGTGAATGGCAAGAGATCGGCGGCACCGAGCCGGCGACGCCATATCTCGACGCCATGCTCGCTGAACGGCCGATCGGAAAGGGCGAGTTGGTGACGCGAATCCTCGCTAAGGCCGACGCCTTCGTCGCAGCGCACGGCAATGCCACGGGGCGCCGTCAGCGCCTGGAAGATGACATCAAGGCCGCTCGTCAGGCCGAGGACCGGGCCGCGCTGGAAGCCATCGACTGGTAGCCGCCCGGCCCACCTCAACCGCAACCCATCAGACCGCCGCCCGGCGGTTTTTTCATGCCCGGAGAAAACGCCCATGGCTGGAAAACGCAAGCAATACGAGGTGCTGGTCCCGTTCCCGCACCATCGCGGGGCCTGGACCCACAAGGGCCAGGTGCTCGACCTGCTCGAGTGCGAGGCGGCGCAGCTACGCCGCGTCGGCCGGATCACGCCGGTGGCGGCCGCCACCGAGACCAAAGCCACCAAGGCCGCCAAGGCCGCCACCAAGGACTGATGACCCATGCCGGAGATTACACAGTTCGACCATAACGGCGTTCGCGTGGACATGACCGAGGCGCCGCCCCCGCTCGGCCCCCTCGGCCAGCATGTGGTGGGCCTGGTCGGCACCGCGCCGAACCATCACGCCGATATCGTCGAGAACGTGCCGTATCGGATCGCCAACATGGGCGACGCCGAGAAGCTCGACACGCTCGGCGAGGAGGCGGGCTCGCTCTATCACTGCGTGCGCGAGACGCTGAAAAAGACCGCCGTGCCGATCTATGTCGTGGTGGTGCCCGAGGGCCTCGACGATACCGAGACGCTGAACAACATCATCGGCGGCATCGACCCGGTGACCGACCAGCCGACGGGGCTCTACGTGCTGCCCAACTGCGCCGAGGTGCCGACCATGATCGCGTGCCCCGGCTACAGCGATCAGGCGGGCCTGCGCGGTGAAATGGTCAGCATCGCCAAGAAGATGATGGCCCTGCCGATGCTCGATGCGCCCGACGTGCCGATCGCCGACGTGATCACCGAGAGCGAGAGCATGGGCGGCCTTGGGCTGGGCTACGAGGCGGCTTATCTGGTCTATCCGATGCCGAAGATATACTCAAAGGCCGCCGGCGGTGACATTGCCGTCGCCCCCTCGGCGCTCGCGGTGGGCTGCATGGCGGCTCGTGCGCCGTGGGAGTCGCCGGGCAACCAGGGCGTCAACGCCACCGATGTGGCGCGCACGGTGAATTACAACATTCTCGACGACACCACCAACGGCGACTTGCTCAACCGCTACGGCGTGTCGTACTTCGCGCGCACCTCGCTCGGCGGTTTCTCGTTGATCGGTAACCGCTCGGTGATGGGCGATTTCATCAGCCACGTCGGCCTGCGCTACGCGATCGCCCGCAAGCTGGTGAAGTCGAGCCAGCGCGCCATGGCCGAGAATCTGACCAAGTCGTTCATGGAGCAGGAGGTCAAGCGCATCGACGACTGGGGCCAGACCCTGGTGGCCGACGAGATCGTGCCGGTCTTCGAGTGCTACCTGCACCCCGAGCTGAACAGCATCGAGAACTACAAGAACGGCAAGTGGTACATCGTGCTGAATTACGGCCGCTACTCGCCTAATGAGACGATGGTCTATCAGCTCAACGCCGACGACGGCCTGACCGAACAATTCCTCGAGGACGTGTTGAATGGCTAAGACCGAAAAGGCCCGCTATATCATCGCGGGCACCGCCAACGGCCTGCCGATCATGGAGCAGATCGAGCAGTTCACGCCACCCAAGATCGAGAAGGACATGCAGACCGTTCGCGGCGGGCGATTCGCGGCTGACAAGATCATGACCGGCCTCAAGGAGCTGGGGGCGACGCTGCAGCTCAACGGCCCCGAGATGCTGATCAAGAAGTCGCTCGGCGTGGCCGCCGGCGACGGCTTCCTGCTCGACGTGCGAGAGTCAGGTCGCGACAAGGACGGCGGCACCTGGTCGACCTGGTACCTGCTGGCCGGCGAGATCGAGTCGATCGAGGAGGACAACGTCAAGATGGGAGAGTTGCCGCGCACGACGATCGTCATGTCGGTCTACCGCTATCAGACCTTCGAGAACGGCGTGCCGGTGATCAACATCAATACGCGCACGCAGGTCATGGACCTGGGCGGCGGCGACCTGCTCGCCGACGCGCGCCGCGCGGTACTGCTGCCCTAAGCCGCGCCATCACCTGCCGCCCTGCCACGCGCCGCCCTTCGCCCGAGGGGCGGCGCTTTTCTGCCTGCTGATTAGGAACCGATAGCCATGGCCGAGACCTGGAATATTCCCCCGTATCCGCTGCGCTGGCCGCTGCAAGACGACCAGGGCAAGACCGTCGACACGCTGCACTTTCGCCCGATCCTGCACGGCGAGCACGCCGCGGTGCTCGACGCCCATGAGGATGACGACGACCGACTGCTCGCCCTGCTCGAGCTGGCCACCGGCGCCCCGGTGTCGCTGCTCGAGACGCTGCGCAAGCCCGACTACAACTCGCTGGCCGTGCGTGTCGCCGAGATGGTCAACAAGGACGCAGAGCACTTCATGGCCGAGAAGCTCGACGCCGACAATCCGCGCCTGCTGGTGCCGCTCGACGTCGGCGGTCGCCGCATCGATCAACTGACGATCGAGGTGCCGACGCTCAAGGCCTCGCGCGAGATGCAGAAGATCGACGACCCGCGCAAGCGCAGCGAGTTCATCACCGCGCACTGTACCGGCCTGATGGTGCCCGACCTGGCCGAGCTGTCGGCGCCGGACTGGAACCAGTTGCAGCAGAGGCTCGACGATTTTTTGAACGCCCCGGCATCCTCGTTTCCGCTCGCGACATAGAGACGATCACCGATGTGGTCCCGCTGGTGTATCACGTCAGCGAGGCCGAGGTGCTCGAGTGGGATGCCGGAAAAGCGTTCCGACGCTATGAATTGGCGCTCAAGCGCCTGGGCGTGAAAAGGAGGTGACCGCGTGGCGGAAAGCAAATACTCGATTCGCCTCGCGGCGGTCAACGCCTTCAAGGCGACGTTTGACGACTTCGAGCAGGGTTCGGAGCGCATGCAGGCGTCGCTCAAGGAGCAGCAGGCCGAGATTCGCCGGCTCAACAACGTGGCGAAGCGCATCGATGGCCACGAGCGCCTGCAGACCGCGCTCACGGCTACCGGCGCCGACCTCGACCGAGCCCGCGAGAAACAGGCGCGCCTGACCCGCGAACAGCGCGAGGCGGGTGCTCGACTGGATGCCCTAGCCAGCGACTACGCCGCCGCCGCTGCCGAGGTTCGCCGCCTCGAGGCGTCGACCGAAGCCAGCGCCGGCGAGCTGCGCGCGGCGCGCGCCGAGCATAGCCGCCTGGGGCGAGAGCTGGGCCGGGCAGAGCGCTCGCATCGCAGCCTGACCAGCGAGCAAGACCAGGCCGTTGCCAGCGTGCGCACGCTCGAGGCTGCCCAGCGCAGCCAGCGTAACGAGCTGGATCGCACCGAGGCTGCCCTGCAGCGCGCCGGTGTCGATACCGGCCGCCTGGCCGACGAGCAGCGCCGTCTCGAAAGCGCCGCCGAGCGCGCCAATGCGGCGTTGAAGGCGCAGCGCGGCCGTTTGGCAGCCGTGAGCGAGGCGCAGGGCCGCATCGACGGCAATCGCGCTGCGCGGGCCGATATGCACGGCCGGGTGCTGGAAACCGCCGCCCTGGGGTATGTCGCCACGCGGCCGCTTTCGCAGGCGATGACGTTTGAGGGCGCCATGGCCGGCGTCGAGAAGCTGGTCGACTTTGCCCCTGGTGAGTCGCAAGCCATGGGCGCGGAAATTCTGCGCATGGCCAACGAGCGCGAGATCGCGGGCGGCGGGCTGGATGCGGTGGGTATCGCGCAGATCGTCGAGGCGGCCGCGCAGTCGAACGTGGCGAAAGATGATCTTCTGCCATATGCCCGCGATGCGGCGGTCATGGCAACGGCGTTTGGCATGAGCGCTGCCGATGCCGGCCAGACCATGATGCAGTGGCAAGCGTCGATGAACCTCGACCAGGGCCAGGCGGTGGCCCTGGCCGATACCGTCAATTACGTGGCCGACCGTACCAAGAACGTGACGCCCGCGATGGTCTCCGAGGTGTTGCGCCGCCAGGGCTCGGTGGCCCTGACCGCTGGGTTCAGCGAGCAGCAGGCTACCGGCCTCGCCGCTGCGCTGCTGTCGGGTGGTAGCGGGCCCGAGATCGCCGCCACGGCGCTCAAGAACGCGACCGGCGCCCTGACCAAGGGTAGTGCCGCGACGGCTGGCCAGGCGGATGCTATGGCGCAGCTCGGCTTTGATCCCATGCAGCTCGCCCGCGCCATGCAGGACAACGCGCCCGAGACCATGGTTCGCGTGCTCGAGGCGCTGTCGCAGGAGCCGCCCGAGGAGGTCAACTCGCTGATCTCGCAACTGTTCGGCGAGGAATCCAAGGGCGCGATCACGCCGCTGCTGACCAACCTCGACTTGCTGCGTCAGGCCTTCGCCGACGCCGGTGATACGGCCAAGCAACAGGGCAGCATGCAGCGTGAGGCGGCCCGGCAGGCGGACCTGCACGGCACGAGCTGGGAGGCGTTCAAGAACCGGGTCGGTCGCACCACGACGCTGATCGGTACCGCGCTGCTGCCGGTGATGACGGCGGTGCTCGAGCCGACCGGCGCATTCGTCGACATGATCGGCGACGCGGCCGAGAACTTCCCCGGCGTGACGAGGGCAATCGGCGTCGCCGCCGGCGGCCTGCTGGCCCTCAAGACTGGCGCCCTGGCGCTGCGCTTCGCCGGTCTACTGGTGGGGCAGGGCTTCAACCGGGCGGGGCTGCTGCGCGCGCAGCTCGACGCGCGCACGACCCGCTCGGCGACCCTGGCCAATGCCGCCTATGTGCGCCTCAACAGCGCCCTGGCGCGAATGGCGGGCATGGGCGGTCCTGGTGGTGGGGGTGGCCGCCGTGGCGCAGGGAGACGGCCCCCCGCGCCCGCTGGAAGGGCAGGTGTCGGGAGTGCCTCGCCCCCGCGTACCGGCCTCGCTGGTCGCCTGGCCGGGCTGGGCGATAGCCGTGCGATGCGGTGGGGTGGCCGGGTGGCCATGCCCTTGGCCCTGACCGCCGGCACCATTGGCGTGGCCAACGCCGCCAGCGACGGCGACGCCGAGGCGGTGGGCAACGCTGCCGGTGGCATGGTGGGCGGCATGGGCGGCATGTGGGCCGGTTCGGCTACCGGGGCCGCCCTGGGCACGATGGTCATGCCCGGTGTCGGCACCGCCGTCGGTGGTGCAGTCGGCGGCATCGCCGGTGGCATCGCTGGCAGCGAGGCCGGTGCCTGGTTGGGCGAGCAGGGCGGCGAGTTCTGGAACTGGCTGTTTGGCGACGGGCCGCCCGACCGGCTCGCGGCCCCCGAGGACGTGGCGCGCGAGGTGGTGACCAACACCGATAACCGCCGCGTGGTGGTCGAGAGCGGGGCCATTCAAGTGCAGGCCAGCGGCAATCGCGAGACCGACGAGGCGCTCGTCGACAGCGTGCTCGACAAGCTGACCCGGCGGCTGTCCGAAGGAATGGACGAACCGGCCGCCGGTGGTGGCTACCTGGGCGTGCGCATTGGCGCGTCTCTTACCGATGGGGGCAACTGATGCGACAGCAAATGGTGCTCGGCGAGTTCGTCTTTTCGCTGGGCGGTGGCTTTCCCTATGAGCGGCTGCGCCGGGAGACCGCCGGCGGCTGGGTCGACCTGGATATCGTCAACTCGAAGCCCTACGCGCACAACACCGGTCAGGATCTCGAGACGCTGCGCATCATGGGCGTTGCGCACCGGGGGGCGGGCATGGCCAAGCTCGACGAGCTGCGCGCCATGGCCGACGCCCGGCAGCCTTACTCGCTGGTCGATGCGCTGGGCCGCAACTGGGGCCGCTGGCGAATCGAGAAGGTGACCGAGGACCAGTCGCGGGTGATCGATGACGGCACCGCGCAGGTGATCGACTGGACCCTCGAGCTAAAGGAGTTCGTCAATGCGTCGAGTGAGGAGTAAGGCAGGCGACAGCGTCAATCGGCTGCTGTACCGCGAGACCGGGCGCGCCGACGATACCGCCGAGGAGGCGCTATGGTCGGCCAATCCCGGTTTGGCCGAGTATGGCCCGGTGCTGCCGTCGGGCGTCGAGATCCTGCTGCCGGATTTTCCGGCCGAGCGAAAGGCGCGCAGCGCCGTGACCATGTGGGACTGAGGAGGGCCACGCCATGCCGATCGGCTACACGCCGCGCGTCAACATCACCGGGCGCCACGAGGCGTTGATCAACGAGCGCTTGATCGACTGGGAGCATATCGACGCCGCCGGTATCGAGTCCGACCGCCTGCACCTCACGGTCGACACGCGCGGGCTCGAAGGCCTGCCCGAGGAGGGCGCAACGATTGGCCTCGAGGTCGGCTATCAGGAAACGTTGCCGCTGGTCAGCAAGGGTGATTTCACCATCACGCGCACGACGCCCAAGCTGTTCCCGCATCAACTGCTGATCGTGGCCACCGCGGCGCCGTTCAAGGTGGAAGACGAGACCGGCTTCAAGGCGCGCCGCTCGGCGAGCTACAGCAACACCACGCTCGGCGAGATCTTTCGCACGCTGGCCAGCCGGCATGGCTTCTCGCCGCGCGTGGCGGCCGACCTCGATGCGATCCCGATCGAGCACGCCGACCAGAGCGACGAAACCGACATGGGCTTTCTGACGCGCCTTGCGCGGCGCTACGACGCAGTGACAAAGCCGTTCAACGACCTGTATGTGCTGGCTCGGCGCGGCCAGACCCGCAGCCTGAGCGGCAAGACGATGCCCGAGGTGACCCTGTCGGTGCCGCAGGACAATCGCCCCGGCGAGCAGGCGTTCATCGAGGCCAGCGTCGACCGCCATAGCCGCGTGCGCTTTCGCGGCTGCCGCACCACCTGGTGGGACGGCGAGGCGGGCGAGGAGTGCATCGTCGAGGCGGGCGCAGAGCCGTTCAAGCGCTTGCGACAGCGGTACCAGAGCGACCCCGAGGCGCGCGCCGCCGCCGAGGGCGAGCTGCGCAAGATCAAGCGCGAGGGCGCCAAGCTGCGCATCGACGTGCCGGGAAACCCCGACCTTGCCGCCGAGGGCATCATCGTGCTCGACGACACCTGGCCGACCTATGTGCGCGGCCGCTGGTCGATCGACAAGGTGACCGCGCGTGGCAGTCGCCGCGAGGGATACCGCTGCGCCGTCGAGGCGACATGGCCCGAGGGCCGCGAGGAATGAAGAAGCCCCCACCGCCTGCTGGCGGTGGGGGCTTTTTGCGTGCCTGGCTAGTCGAGCCGATCCCATGGCACCGGGGGCAGTTCCTCGCCGCCTCGAGGCGGGCGCACGTTGGCCAACCCCTCTCGCTCGCTGGCCTCGAGCTGCTGGATCTTGCGCAGCGCCTCGTCGGCCTTCGGGCTCGCGGCGATCCATACCGCCTTGCCATGGTGCTCGCCATCGGCCAGCCATGCCGAGCCTTGGTGGTTGGGGCTGCGCCGGCAGACCATCCAGTCGCGCCCCTCGACGTTGCGCGTGACGGTGCACTCGGTGCCGATGCCGGCGTGCCGCTGCAGTTCTTCCATCCATGTCGGCTCGCCGTCGATGGTGTAGGCCCATAGGCCGGCCGCGAGGCCGCCGGCCAGGATGACGATGGTGCTTTTCTTCATTGGTAGGGTTCCCCTGCGTGACTAGCGGCAGGGTACCAAAAAGCCCCGCGCGAGGGCGGGGCTTGTGGGGCGAGCAACAAGGGGCGCTAGGGGTCGAGGCAGTCGGCGCAGATATACTCGTCATCAACGATATCGATCTCGCCATCTTCGCACCACCAGCCGCATCCTTCGCAGCGCTCGTGCCCGCATTCGCTCATGATTGCGGCGACCTGGTCCTCGTCGAGCCCGAAGATCTCGGCGGCGTCGTCAGCCGTGTTGCAACTGCCGGCGAGGTAGATCTCGACCTCGTCTCGAGTAAGGGCGTCGACGCCCCGCTTTTCGGCCTGCTGGGTCATTGGCTGGGCTCCTCGGTGGTCACCTTGGTGACGGTGGCGCCGTCGCTGTCGATCGTAAGCTCGATTTCCGTGAACTCGAACTCGAGGCCATCGGCGCACCAGCTGTCATAGCGCTTCAAGGCGTTCGCCGCAGCCTTGCCGGGGTTGAGGGCGGCGGCGTTGGCGTAGGCTTCGACAATGGCAGCGGCTCGCGAGGCATTGGCGACAGCTAGCTCGAGATCGCCGCCGGCGCCGTCGATCTCGCCTTGAATGCTGCCAGTGGAGCCGAGTACATCGCGCAGATCCTCGTCGGCGAGCTGGTCCCGGTCGATCTTGAGGAGATACTCGAGGTCGAGGTCGTCTTCGTGGTACGTGATGCGATATGTGGCGATGGTCATTGCTGGGCATCCTCGTCGTCTTCGGGCCGCCTGGGGCGCGTGGCGTCGCAGTTCGGATAGGTGCACGCCATGGTGCCATTGCCCACGTCATCCCAGTCGTGGTCGCATTCTTCCTCGGTCCGCTGCTCGGCCGTCGGTGTTGTTTCGACGGCCTTCCGCTTCACGGCGGCCATGACGCGCTGTTGCCCGTTCTTGATGATGATCTCGCCCAGCACATGGTGAGCGGCGCCGGATAGCGGAGAGGTCAGCACCGGCGCACACATAACCAAGTGGCCGACGAGCTGGTCGAACTGTTCCGGCCCCAGGTCGAACTTGTCGAATAGCAGATCCTCCTCGTCGCCCAAATCGGCATCTTCGCCGAGTTCTTGGGGGAACATGATTTGCAGCAGCTCGAAGCGTTCCAGGTCGGTTAGTGGTTGGATCGTTGCCTTGCTCATTGGCTGGGTTCCTCGGTGTTCATCTTGCGTTTCAGGTCGTTGAAGGCGCGCGCGGTGTCGAACGGGCGCCCCTGGTTGAAGCAATGCACCATGCGCAGCGCGGTCGCTCGCAGGCTGGCGTCGTCGCCGGCGAGGATCTCCTCGAGCACGAGCATCATCGAGCGCATGGCCGCCACGTCGAGGCTTTCGCGCTGCGAGGCGGCGATCGCCGCCTCGGGGTCGTGGTTGAGCTGGCTACCCATGGCCTGGGCCTCCCTGATCAATGGTGCCTCGAACGGCGCTGAATGCCTCGAACGCCTCGCGCAGGTCGGCCCCCGTCAGGGCCACCTGCAGGCGGTGGGGTTGACCGCATAGAGTGATGGCGTGGAAGGGCTCGAGAGCCTGCCGCTCGGCCTGTCCCGGCTCCTCATGCAGCCGATGCGTGATCGTCACGCGGGCGCGGTGCAGGGGCCAGGCGGCGGCGAACGGTGCTAGGGCCTCGAGCAGCATCGCCTCACGCGCCTTGGCGTTGCGCAGCCTGATGTGAAGCTCGGCCGGATGGAGGTGTTGAAGGTTACTCATGGAAGCCCCTTACTGTCGGCGCGGCCGAGATCTCGCGCACGAGCCAGGCTTTCAGCTCGGTGCCGGTAAAGGTCTCCTCGAAGTGCTCGGGCAGTCGGTCGGGCATGGCGGTGAAATACTCGACCAGGTTGCGAAGATCCGCGCGAAGCTCGCGCACGCGGCCCTGCAGCAGCGCCTCCTCGGCCTCTAGGTCGGCGATCGTGTCGAGCAGCGGCCGGGTGATCTCGTCGGCGACGGCGACCACGGCAGCGATTGCCTTGCGGGGCTTTTCGACGCGTTCGAGGTAGTGGTCGAGCATGCGCTCGTCGCTGTAGTCCTTGCCGCGCCACTGGGCTAGGAGCTGGGCAGCTTTCTCGAGCGCGGCAGCGTGGTTGAGAGCAGGCATTAGGCGGCCCTCCCCAGTAGTGCGAGCAGACCCCGGCGCACCGCCGGGTGGGTGTCCTCGCGCATGGCGAATCGGCGCACCAGGTCGCGGTGCTGTATGTTGCACGCCGCACTCAGGGGCAGGCGCCGGACCGTGTTAATATCCGTGGCGGACATGATGAAAACCTCGCTAGGTCGTTGTGTCCTCGCCTGGTCAGCGGTAGCCGCCGCTGGCCGGGCATCTTTCCGCGCTAGTCGCGCAGTTCCTCGAGCATTCGCTCAAGTTGGGCTTGCCGCGCGATGGGATAGCGCCCCTTCCCGCTGGCATATTTCTCGAACAGATCCTCGACCGCCTCGAGCAGCAGCGCCTTAGCCGGCACGTTGTCGCGGCTCATGGAGCGGATGGCCTGCAGGCGCTGGTGATAGCTGGGCCGTGCGTAGACCGGAGGCAGGCGCTTCTCGGGCTCGTCGGTGGCGGTCACGTCGCGGCGCGCGCGCTCGACCTCGGGGCGATCGGTTCGGCTCGGTCGCCCAGCGGTGAGGGCGGGGGCTTTCTTGCGGTCGGTCATTTGGCGAACTCCAGCAGCTCGGCGGTCAGGCTTTCGATTTCCTGGCGGGCCTTATCGGTAGTGGGCAGGTCGACGACGCTGCCGCCGGTCTTCACGGTGTTGGCGTAGGCTTGTCGCTGGCAGGTGCCGGCCTTGAAGACGGGCAGGCCGTAGCCCTCGAGCGCCTGCCATACCTCGCCCTCGAGGCGCGTTCCCTTGATGGCGCGCGAGACCACCATCGCCGCTCGCGGCTGCCGACCGTCGGTGATTTCCTGGCGGTCCTTGATCAGCTCGACCAGCTCCTCGCAGGCCCAAATGTCATAGGGCGAGGGCTGTACCGGGATGATCACCACGTCGGCCGCCTTGACCGCTGCCGTGGCCAGCTCGCTGATTTGGGGCGTGCCGTCGATGACGACATAGTCATAGCTGTGCGCCACGCCGGGCAGGTCGCGGGCCAGCGCTCGGCCCATGCGTACTACCGGCACCTGGCCGGGCCCCGGCTCCTCGCCGCGCGCCGCGCTCCAATCGCTGGCCGAGCCCTGGGGGTCGAGATCGACCAATAACACTTTCGCGTGATGGACACTGACAAGGCAGCTCGCGACGTTGGTCGCGGTGGTCGTCTTGCCGGTCCCCCCTTTCTGGTTGAGTACCGCGATAACGGTAGGCATCGATGAAAAGCCTCATTTCGTTGATGTGCAAATGCACTTTAGCACAAAAGCACAAAAGCACAACATGACATTTTATCGCCTACCCCGTGACCATTTCCGCGCCTGTCCTTTCTTCACCGTCGTGAAGCCTTCAACCATGCGGGTTCCGCGCGGGTTTGCCCGACCCCTGGGCGCCCCGTCCTTTCTATGTCGCCGCTGTTTGCGGCTCTCGTGGGCGTTTCTGATACATGACTCTTGGTTGTCCTCCCTTTATGGCTGAATGACTTCATGCGTAGGGCTTCCCCTTTCATATGGTAGGGCTGTCTGTGCCATTGCCCGCCATATCCTGACATAGATAGCCCTCCCAAGTGTGACATATGCACCCCTCCCTACTTCTAGGGCTACCTATGCCACCATAATGGCCCCATTCTATACGTATAGAATGGGGCAAGCGTGGTGGCATAGGTGGCCCTATCCCTTAATTGGAGCATCTTGTTATATGGCTTACTATGTCGCATGTCGATGCATTAGGGCTTGCTATGTCGGTTTGTATGGTCTAGTCTTGTTATTAGGGTTATCTATGTATCAATCGGAGGGCAGGACATGGCGACGGGAAACGTTGGCGGACAAACAAGGCAGAAGGTCGAGCTTGGCGAGCTGATCGAGGCGATGGTTAACGAGGTTCGCGAGGCCGACCGCGACGAGGAAATGTCACGCAGCCAGAAAACGCAGGCGATGAAGCGCATCGCGACCAAGTTCAAGAACGCGCTGTACGAGGACGGCCGGCGGCGGCCCGAGGCGAAGCTCAAGGCCTCGAGCTATCGCCGGTACCTGACGCGGGCGCGGCAGGCGATCACGGCGCAGAACTGGCGGCACCATTCGATACCGAAGGAAGCCGAGCGGCTGGCGAAGCGGCACCCCAAATGGGCCGACGAGATCCTCGCGCTGGCGGCGATCGACGACGTGACCGAGCTTCGCCTCACGCACCGCGAGCTGGTCAACAAGATGTTGCAGGCCGGCGACGACGCGGCCCACGACGACCTGGTCGACATGAAGCTCGACCACGAGGTGATGCGCCACCTGCGCCTGCCGAAGGCGACCAAGGCGAGCTTGGCCAGCGAGCACCAGGAAGTGCTCGAGCACCGGGCGACGAACACGGTGCGCATCAACTACTGGTGGCTGATGGACAAGGTCGGCGAGCTACTGACCGCGCGCCGGGCCAACGAGGAAGGCGAGTACGAGCCGTTCTATTCCTATATGGCGCTGGCGCTGGCGATCGTCACTGGGCGGCGCATGTGGGAGGTGCTGGTGCTGGGCCGGTTCAAGGCGGTGGGCGAGTACGAGGTCGAGTTTCGCGGCCAGGCGAAGAAGCGCACCGGGGTCGACTATGGGGCGAGCTACCGGATTTACACGCTGCTCAAGGCCGACCAGGTCGTCGAGGCGTTCGAGACGATGCGGGCGCTGCCCGAGGTGCGCGAGCTGCAGGACCTCGACCATACCGAGTTCAACCGCCGGGTCGCGAAGACGTTGAACGAGCTGACCAAGCGCACCTTTGGCAGCGACGCGCGGACCTTCAAGGACTCTCGCGCCATCTGGGCCCGCATCGTGTTCGAGACTCATTTCGCCACCGACCCGCGCTGGCGCAACGTCAACGAAACCATTTTCTGGCGCGAGCAGCTCGGCCACGAGGACATGGATACGCAGGAGAGCTATAAGGCGTTCAAGATCGATTACACCAGGCCGGCCGCCGAGGAGGCGCCGCGGTACCCGAGCCGCATCGCGGCGCTTCGCGCCCTGGACGAGCACCCCGAGATATTGAAGCGGGAGCCGATGGCGCGGGCGCATGAGTGGGTCAAGGCGCAGGTCGAGCAGGAACCCGAGGCGCCGATCACGCAGTCGTACATGCTGCGCGAGAAGATCGCCTCGAGGCCGGTGATCAAGGACTATCTCGAGATTGCCGAGGAGGCGCTCGCCACCCCGAACCGGGAGATTCTGGCGGCGGCCTTCCAGCCACCGCGCGCTGTCGAGGCGCCGAAACCGAAGCTCGTCGCGCACCGACGAGAGGATGGCCAGTTCGAGGCCACCGCGAAGGTCAACGGCGTCGAGGTGGCCAAGGTGGTGGCGAGCGATCGGATGGCAGCCATGCGGGAGGCCTACGAGGCCGCGGTCAAGAGCTGACACACAACGCCGTGATCGCACGGCGTGATGCGGACCGGAGCCGGGCGAATGCCCGGCTTTTTCGTGTCGCCGCCGGCGAGCGCGCGGCTCGCGGCGTCGATCTCCTCGAGGGCGATGCCCACCACCTCGAGGAGCTGGTGCTGCTGTACCTCGTGCCCAGCAGCCGAGGTCAGCGCAAGCAGCGCTTGGGCTCGGCTGGTGTGCAGAGCCGCTTGGTCGCGGCTTTCCATCGTCAATGCCATTCGTGTTCCTCCCTGTCGTACCCTGTATTTACTGGTTATTTATCCAGTGTACACCAATCATCGTACCGCATAGTGACGCATCAGCAAGCCGGCCGTGTACTCGATCATCCATTGCGCATGCCCCTCGTCATGACAGGTCCCGATAATCCTGAGCGTTTGCGGCGTCATCACCTTGGCCAGTTGATCAACAGTGATACCGGAGGGCTTAAAGCGAGCGATGGTGGCCAAGGTTCTTTCGCGGAGACTGATATCACAGTGATATTTTTCAGTGGGCGTATCACCCCCTAACTGCAAAGTGTCACTGTCGCCCGAACCCGTATGGTTGAGCGGCTGGGGCGAGGTGTCACTGGTCTTCGGCTGGTCGTCGTCGCGGCGCTTGGGCTCGTGGTAGGTGGTGCTTTCATGGGTCTCGAGCGAGTGGACGCCACGCGCGGCACGCTGCTCGACGTAGGCAGACACCTGCTGCCAGTCCTCGGGGTTGATGCGGTAGAGGTTCTTGCCGTTGCTCGCACGCTTGAGGACGCTGACACCGAGGCGTTCGAGAATGGACTTGGTGACGGTGGTAGCGCAGACCCGCTTATCCTTGGCGTCGACGTGACGGCCAAGGCGCATGGCATTGTACATGTCAAGGCTTTCTTCGCTTTCGCGGATCAGAGCCAAGATTTGACGGCATTGCTCCGTATTGAACTCGCCCTCGCCGGTGTAGCGGTCGAGACCAAGGATCTCGAAGACACGCACCATGAAGCGGTGCACCGGCGTTTTCCAGCGGTGCTTGGTGAGCACGACGCGGGCGTTTCGCTGGGCGCGATCATACTCGCGCGCCTGGTCTTCGGTGGCCTGTAGCAGCTCGAGTGCCACGACCTTGGCGATACCGTGATCGTCGAAGAACTTGACGTGGTCCTCGCTGATCTCGTCTACGCCGAGCTGATGGACGATGTTGTATCGGTCGACCTGGGCCTGCTCGGCCTCGCTACGCATCTCCTGCCGGTTCATGCGGGCGAACGCCTCCTCGTCGGGCGTGTCGACCGACTGCAGCAGCGTCAGGCGATTACTGAACACGATCTCGCCGGCTTTCTTGCGGTTCCTTCGAGAGGCATCGACGGCGTCCTTGTCGGTGGCCACGTGGTTCACCTGGTAGCCGTCGGCGTAAAGCATCAAGAGCAGCGTGTTGGCGAAGTTGTTGCGGGCCTTGTTCTCGCTGACGCGGCACGAGAGATAGAGCTCGTCGAACACGGTCTTGTGTCGGCGCAGCAGGATCTCGTCGGTGGTCTCCTCATACTCGCAGGCGACGACGTCGGCAGCGACCAAACCGCGAAAAAGCGCCTCGCGATCAGTGACGCTTTGCTTGTTGGTGTGACCGATGCCGACCAGGTAGTGCCGAGCGGTGCGGTCACGGCGTAGCATCTGCACGGCGTCGGCGGGGCTGACGGTGTTGCCGCTGAAAATGCCGATGTGGTGCTCGAAGTGAGAGACGGTGATCGAGACACCGCTCGAGATCGCCGGCGAGTAGATCAGCACGTCGTACTTGGTGGCCTCGGCGTTGGGGCGATCGAGGAAGGCCTCGACGGCGGGGTTGGCTTTACTGTCCTTGTGGACGAGCAGAATGCGGGCGTCGGGGTTGCGCTCCTCGACCGCGGCGGCCAGTTTCTTGGCGCTTTCGGCCGAGTCGTTCGCGACCAGGACGCGGCGCCCCTTGGTGATCAGCTCGAGGGCGTGCTGCCAGACGCTTTCGTCGTCGGAATGGTCGACCCGGATATGATCGGCGGTGCCGTCGACCTCGATGACGGTGATCGGCTTGTCGGGGTTGGCCATCTCGCACAGTTCGATGACCGAGTCGTTGGCGTCAGCGTCGCAAAGGATCGTGCGGCGACTGGCAGCCATGGCGTCGGTCAGGGCGTCCATGACGCGCACTGGTGAATCGACGGGCCCGGTGGTGGTGTGGCGCACCACCTGGCTGGCTTCGTCGATGCACAACGTGTCGCAGGTGGTGAACCATGATCGACCGTCGGTGTTGTAGAACTTGGGATTGGTCAGCGAATTGACGCAGCAGGACAAGTGCGAGACGTCGGGCATTTCGGCGGCGCATACCTGCTGATAGTGCTGGGTGTTGAGGCGATAGGCGGCGTCGCCGATCAGGCTGATACGGTGGGCGATGTAGGCCGCTTTCGGGGCGTCCTGCATGAGCGGCGCGATCAGCTTCTCGGTCTTTCCCGAGCCCATGGGCGCGCGCACGATGACGAAGCCCTCGAGGCTGTCGACCAGGCAGGCCAGGTGCTCGGGCAGCAGGGTATTGCCGTGCTCGCCGCGCACGCCAGGCACCTTGAGGTGGTTGACGCGCGAAAGGGCGTCGGGGGAAAAGCTGCGCAGCTCGCGGGCCTGGTTCATCTTGATTTTCGCCAGCCACATGGCGCGCGATTTGATCTTGAATCGATTGACCTGGACACCGCCGGGCAGGCGCTCGAGGACGGCCTCGACGACCTCGCGAGTACCGAACTTGATCGGCACGAGCATCATACCGGCGGCGATCGCCGACAGGGCGGCTTTCTCGCAGCCGAGGCCGGTGTGCGGCAGGCGCTGCAGGGTATAGTCGAACCATGCCGGCTCGGCGCGCAGATTTACCTCGCGGGAACGCAGGGCCTTGCGGGTGGCCTCGAGACCGGCCATCAGGTGGTAGTCATTCCAGTCGGTCGGGCCTTTGCCCTGAGCGCTCTTGGCGTAGATGGCCGAGGCCTCGACGACGCCCTCCTCGATCAGGGTGTCGAAGTTGGGCAGCACGGCCCAGTGGCCCATGTCGCGGTGGATTTCGAGCGCGGCGAGCACACCGGCGTTACCGGCCGGGGTCCAGCGGTCGTTATCGGCACCGTTGATCAGCCGCCAGCCGGGGTGGTGATGCTGGAAGTCGCGGCAGACCTTGGCCAGGTTGCCGGCGTTGAAGGCGACGATGACGGCGACGTCGTTGCCGCCGGTGGCCTCGGCGAGAAAGATGCTCGCGCCGGTGGCAAAGCCTTCGACGACATAGCGCCGCTTGGCGGTCTCGAGGTCGCCTATCACGCAGTGGGCGCCGTCCATCTTGACGCCGGTTCCCTGCAGTTTCTTGTCGGCATAGAGTCGCTGCAGGCCGAGGAAGTCGCCGGCGACGTTCTGCAGGGGCACCGCGGTGAACTCGCCGAGGCGGTCGCACATGCGCTTGAGCTGCACGACCTGGGCGATATCGCCGACGCCTTTCTTGACCAGGTAGGGGGCGCTGCCGTCCTCGTCGCCGAGGGCGACGACGGTGTCGTGACGCTCGGCCTTGGCACGCTCGCTCCAATAGCCGAAGCGCTGCTCGCCGCCGCGGAACCACGCCATTTCATAGGCGTTCTTTTCGCCGGTGATCAGCTCGGCGAGGTGGCGTTCGTGGCGCTCGCGCTCGGCGCGCCGCGCCTCGCGCTCGGCAGCCTTGTCGGCCTGCCGCTTGAGCCACGCGGCATGCTTGGCATCGCCAACAGACTCGCCGCCCTGCTCTTTGTACAGCCGCCAGAGCGCGTCGAGGCCTGACCAGGTCTCGGGGTCGATGCTGGCGACGTTGTTGTTGAAGGTAAGAAAGGGGAAGTCGAAGCCCTGCTCGGCGCGCTTGGTGTCGCCCCAAACCATGACCTTGTTCTTGAAGCGCTTCTCGGTGGCGGCGATCTTGCCGCGGTACTTGCCTCCGCCGAGATTGATGTCGGCGCTGATGGATGACCATTCGATGCCGACGCCGGCGGCGAGCGCGTCGATCTCGCGCTCGAAGTAGGCCATGAGGGCATAGGGGTCGCTGTTGAAGCGTTCCCGGTAGAAGCCGGCGAGGCCCGTCGCTGCTGGGTTGCGTGTCATGTTATTCCTTTGCGCAAAAGCACAAAAGCACAAAAGCGCAAAGCGTTGAAGCGATCGAGCAGCCCGCCTACACTGATCCTTGCCAAAGGTAGTTTTTACGTTTTTCTGCCCGCTAAAACAGATAAACGTTTTAAGGATCAGTCAGTTAGGTTGATTCGCTTCATCGCAAGGCCGGGGCCGCAAACCCCGGCCTTTGCTTTTGGTACTCAGTGCATCAGGTTTCTGGTCGTGCCTAGCGGGGCGGCCCCGTCAGTGTACGCCAAATTCCCATTATCCTGAAATGCTACAATCTCATTTTTCTGTAACAAGGCCGTTGCGCAGGCGCATGGCCATGCCCACGACGACCCCGATGACCTCGAATGTATCATCTACCTGCAATATCGGAAATTGCGGATTGAGCGCGCGCAGGTAGCGCTGCGAGCCGTCGCGAATCAGCTTTTTGAAGGTCGGCTCGGTCGGGTCGCCGGTGTGACCGACGACAAAATCATTTGGCGTGGCCTGCCGGGTAGGGTCGACGAAGATCGTCGAGCCGATCGGAAAGGCTGGCCCGCTCGGCGCGTGCATGGCCTCGTCTCTCACGATCATGGCGAACTGTCGGCCCGGTGGGTTGTCCAGCGGCAAGACCCAAGGCGTGGCCTGTGGAAGCCCTGCTACGTCGGGATTTGCGGCCCACTGCGCCGCATTCTCCCAAGTAATGACCGGCACGCGCCGGGCCATTTCGCTGGTTGCGATCTGCAAGCCGCCGACGCGGCTCTCCTCTATCAGTGCATCAAGGCTGACGCTCAACGCCTTGGCGATCGCCGCAGCGATGGCCACGTTGGGCGTCATTTTGCCGCGCTCGATCGATGACAGGTGGCTCGTGTAGATAGCCCCGCCGGTCTCGTCGCAAAGTTGTTGCAGGGTCCAGCCCCGCGCGTGTCGACGGGCTTTGATAGCAGGCCCTATATCTAAAGTCGGTTTCATCATCGCCCCTCGTTCCCTGTTTCTCTATTGTCCTTCGCTAAACCATGAAATATCCACGTTCGATAATGGAATTGTGTTGCCATTTTTCTCATAATTATGACAATGTGGGCTTAGCAACATATAACGACACGCACGGGAATGAGTGATATGGGCCACAAGACTGAAAGTAGCGTTGTGCTGGGGTACACGCGCGGCTGGTTTGAAAACTCGCAGTGGAGCGTGGAGCGCTTCGCCAATGAGCTGCTCGCGCCCGCCCTCGAGCGCGACGGGCAGATCGACCCCATGCCGGCACCAGCCAGCGGTGACGAGTACATACGAGCGCGCCGCGCCTGGGGCGTTCGTGTGGGCAGGATCTTCAACGGTACGCAGCCGTTTCCACTGGAATGGAAGTGGACCTGGCTTAGTTGTCTGCCCGATGACCACTATCAGGCCGCGCGAGCCGAACTGCTGGCGATCGCCGGCGTTCTCGATATCCGCCTGCCGACACCTTCCACTAACGCGCCTCGGGCCACGGTGGCTCGCCTGGGTGACGTGATGCGCGAGGTGGGCGAGTTCATCGCCGCTTGCCAGCCGGCCCACGACGGCGCCTATCACCGCGACGACGACCCCGCCGCCGTCGAGCGCATGTTCAAGGAAGGGCTCGAGGCAATGGAGCACGTCGCCAGCGAGCTAGTCGCCTTGTCGCAGGGCACCGGCCGGCCCCTGCCGCGCAACGCGCTGAGATACACCATCGAGCTGATGGATGCCTCGGCCGAGCTAGCCCGCCAGCGAGGTGACGGTCATGCCTGATTTCATCGACGCCGTCGCAGACAGCGAAGCCCGCGAACAGGCGCGCCTCGAGGCGCGCCTGCGTCATGAGGCGGCCAAGCGGGAGCAGCGCCCTGGTCGCGAGGAATGCGTCGACTGTGACGACCCGATTCCTGCCGAGCGCCGGGCGGCGCTGCCGTATGCCGTGCGCTGCATTGACTGCGCAGTTATCGCCGATCAGCGCGCCCGTCGTCGGAGGTAGCCATGCCGGCCCATATTGCCCCGCAGGATCTTGCCTATATGCGCACCGCCGTCATTCGCGCCCATGTGGCCGTGACGCCTCGCCGAATGGTCGAGAGCACCGCCCGTTACACCGATGAACGCTATAACGATCGCAAGCCAATGACAGCCCTCGCTCGCCGCGAGGCTGAAATGGCCCGTGTGGTTACGCGGGTGAAAGCATCCGAAACCCGGCCAAAGAAAGGTTCAACCATGCCCCTGCCGCCCTGGGCGTTCGACAACGCCCGCATGGTTCAAGCGATCGGCAGGCTGCCGGCCGAGCATCAGCATTGGCTGCGTTACGCCTACGCCGATTCGCGGGAGTGGAGCGACGAGGCCGGCGTCGTGGGCCTGCTGTGGGCAGGCTTCCAGCCCTCGCTGGGACGCGCGCAAGGCAAGACCCTGGCCCGCGCCAAGGGCCTGGCGCACCTGGCGGTGCAGGACCACAAGGCGCGCAAGAATAGCGGCCGCTCGATACACGAGCCGGCCCGCGTGCGGGAGTTGCTGGGCGTAAAGGAATCGAATTGGGATCAGCATTGGTGCCCGCGCTGGCAGGCGATGCATCGGCTGATGGACAGGATCGACCGCGAGGCGCTCGCGGCGTTGTGGGAGATAACCGATGTATGGCAGTAAGCGACAGCGCGCTCGGCGCGCGGTGGTGTGGGTTGCCCTCGCCCTGCTGGCCGGCAGCTATGCCTGGTCGGTGGTGGTGACGTTCTGGCTGATTCTCGGCGGGGTGACGGCATGACCGCGCGCGAGGCCCTTCGGCCAGAGCCGGAGAAGTTGGATTTGATCTATAACATCGCGGCTCGCTATGCCATTTCACCGGAGTGCGCCAGGCAATATTCGCTGGGCGCACATTCAAGTCACGAGGGCGAGCCGCTAGCCGAGATTGGCATCAGGTCTTGTGGAGAAAGCTGGTTCGCCGCTGGCTGGCACGACCACCGTGCAGGCAGGGTGATGATCCCAGAAGCCGAAAGGGGGTTGTCTTGAATGAGCTGGCTCTTTTCGCAGGCGCTGGTGGCGGAATTCTCGGCGGCCACCTCCTCGGATGGCGCACGGTCTGCGCTGTCGAGTTCGACCCCTACGCCGCAAGCGTTCTTGCCGCCCGACAGAATGACGGCATTCTCCCGCCCTTCCCGATATGGGATGACGTTCGCACATTTTCCGGCCGACCTTGGCGAGGCCTTGTTGACGTGGTTTCGGGCGGATTCCCGTGTCAGGACATATCCGTTGCTGGCGGAGGCGCCGGCCTCGATGGCGAGCGATCCGGCTTGTGGGGCGAGATGCGACGGATCATTGGCGAAGTACGACCCCGCTTCGTCTTCGTGGAAAACAGCCCAGCTCTCACTTCTCGCGGGCTCGGAAGAGTTCTCGGAGACTTGGCCGAGCTGGGGTTCGATGCGGAGTGGGGAGTGCTGGGAGCAGATGACTTGGGCGCCCCGCACCGGCGAAAGCGAATCTGGATTGTGGCCGACGCCTACCGTGTGCGGGAACCACAACCGCAAGGGAGTGAGCAGCAAGAGTGGCGACGGGTTGGCGACAGCCGTAAAGAAATGGCCGACGCCGGTTGCCTCAATGAGCAAGGGAAGCAGCCCGGCCAGCCTGACCCGCAAGAGTGGCGAGGATCGGTCGAACGACCGCCTCGATCATGCAGTGATGGCTTCGGACGGTGGCCCGCTGAACCCGACATGGGTCGAGTGGCTGATGGGTTGGCCGGAAGGGTGGACCGACTTAAGGCCCTTGGCAATGGCCAGGTTTCACGAGTGGCAGCGACAGCATTCGAGTTGCTATCAGGCCGGGAGTAATGCGGCATGATTTCCTGCCGCCACTGCGACAGCGCCCCCGAGCGCCGCGAGGACTCGGCTAGTGGGCGCGTCATGTTCATTTGCCCGGTCTGCAATCATCGCGGCGTCGCAACGATTGGCGAGGCCGAGAACTATGCCCGTGCGACCTGGGAGCGTGCCAACGACCCCAGTCTGCCCCGTCATACCTGTGGCGAGGGCGCGCCTCGGTTCAAGCAGCGCGAGGGCAAGTGGTTTGTGGCCTGCTCGGCGTGCTCGCATGTGACAGGCGGCTTTATGAGCATCGAGGGCGCGGTCGCAGGGTGGCTGCGCGGCACAAGGCGGTGAGATCCAGAGCACAGATACGCAAATGCACAAATGCGCATTCTGACAATCTGGCAAAAAAGCCTTTGCGCAAAAGTAAGGGCCGTGATAGTGTAAATGATGAAATGCGATAAATGCGCACAAAAGCCCGCCAATGAGCGGGCTTTTGCGTTTCTGTTCCCCGCGGCCTGGCCGAGGAGGACCATCATGTAATCGCGACCCGTTCCCTGCGTAAACCTTGCCCGCCTTCGTGCGGGCTTTTCTCTTTCTGGTGACTCCATGACCGAAGCCGAGGCGCTGCGCGCGCAGCTCGACAGAATCGAGGCGAAGCTCGACAGGCTAGGCCGCGTCGAGGAGCGCCAAAACCATCAGGCCAGAGCCCTGGAAAAGCTCGAGGTCGTCGTCGACGGCCAGGGCCAGCGCCTTAACGCGCTCGAGAAGGCCCATGCCATCACCGTGCAGCAGGCCACCGGCCGCTGGGCCACGGCGGCCAGATTCGTGAATATCGCCGCGACGATCTCCTCGACGGTGCTCGCCGGCCTACTGCTGCAAGGGGTGCTGCTATGACGATCGATGAGTTGCGGCGAAAGCTGATCGGCGAGGTCATCGCCCGCGAGGGCGGTTATGTGAATCATCCAGCCGATCGAGGCGGCCCAACCTGCTGGGGCATCACGCTCGCGACGGCGCGCGAACACGGTTACGACGGCGACATGCGTGCCCTTCCTCGCGAGTTTGCCGCGAAGGTGTACGCGGGCCGCTATTGGTCAAGCCTGTCACTCGACCAGGTCGCGATGCATAGCCACGACCTGGCGACGTTCCTGTTTGACTGGGGCGTAAATTCTGGCCCCGGAACTGCTGGCGAATATTTGCAGCGTCAGCTCAACGTGCTGAACGACCGGGGCCGGCTCTACGCCGATATCAAGGTCGACGGCGCGCCTGGCAGCAAGACGCTTGGCGCCTTGTCCGCGTTCCGCGCTGCGAGAGGGGAGCACGGCATCAACGTGCTCGCCGAGACGATCAACGCCCGTCGCATCGCATTCTGCGCAGAGCTGGCCGAGCGCCGGGAGAGCCAAGAGGCGTTTGCGTTCGGCTGGTTCGATCGAGTGGTGTCGTTGCGTGCATCCACGGTCGCGGCAAACGACGAGCCGCCCGCACATTGGTTTGACGAAGTTGTTGCATAGGAGCTGATCGCATGGGTGTTACATCAATGATCGCGCTGGCCTCACAATTGGCCAGCATGACGGGGCTCGGTGGCAAGGTCGGGCAGTGGCTCGCCGGCGAGAAAGGCGAGGAGGTGGCCAGCAGGGTGATCGGTATTGCGCAGGCGGTGACTGGGGCTCGCGAGCCCGAGCAGGCCCTCGCGCTACTCAACCAGGACGCGGCCAAGCGCACCGAGTTCGAGGAGGCCATCTTCGACCACGAGGAGGCCCTCGCCGAGATCGGCGCCGCTGATCGGCAGGACGCTCGAGCCATGCTGGTCGAGGTGATGGCGTCGGAGAATGCCGGGTGGTTCGCCCGCAACTTCGTCTACCTAATGTCGGCGGTGCTAGTGCTGTTCGCTATCGGTTACTCGGTGGCGGTTACCTTTGTGCCGCTAACGCCGCAAGGCGAGCGCTATGCCGACCTGATCCTCAACGTGGTCATCGTCGGTGGCGTGCTCGGTGGCATGCTCAAGTTCTTCTATGGCGGAAGTCGCCCCCAGCAGCGGCACGAGCTGGGCGGCAAGACGCTGCGCGGCTTCGGAGACTACGGCAAATGAGGCGGGCCACCTACCACCCCCAAGAGCTTCGGGCAGGCATGACGGTGTTTTTTGGTGGCTGCCGCTATGAGACACCCCTCCTCGACCCCGAGGTCGCCGAGTTTCTGATTTCTGACAACGGTCCTGATCCTGTCGAGGGTGAGCATTTGCCCTATCGGATAAGTCGAGCCATGGCGACACAGATCGCCGCGTCTTTTCCGCTGTATCGAACTCGCAGAGCGGCACGGCGGGCAGCGGGTGCCATCTCTCGTGATGCGCGCGCCCGCCTGCTCGGGGGTAGCGCGCCAGGGTGAGCGGGTCCTCCCCCGCCCCCTTTCCCTCACGGGTGAGAAACTCGCGATTCTCGTGCGTGTCTGGTGGAAATTTTCAGGTCCTTACTTCCTTTCTCGGGGTCGGCCCCATGCTGGACCCGCCTGACGGCGAGGCCAGGCGCGGCGCGGCCCCGCCCTATTGCGCCAATGCGTAAAAGCACCTTTACCAGAAAGGACTTTTACGCCTTTGCACAAAAGCACATTTGAACCTTGGTCCTTTCTTACCGGGAGCCCTGCCCATGGCAATGACGCTGAGCAAAAAGACGCTCGCGCAGATGCTGGGCAAGTCTGAACGCTGGATCTCGAAGCTGATCGAGGAGGGCTTGCCCGTCGCCGGTGGAGGAGGGCGGGGCGTGCCGGTCGAGCTGGACAGCGAGGCGGTGATCGATTGGCTGATTCGCCGCGAGGTGCGCCGGCAGATCGGTGACGACGAGGATGACGAAGACCCCGACAATCCGGTCGGGTCGGCGTCGTCGGAGGATCGGCAGCTAAAGCGGGCCCGCCGCGAAAAGCTGCAGATCGAAATTGACACTTCCCGCCGGCGCCTGGTCCCGGTCGATGCCGTCGAAGCCATCATGATGCGCTTCGCTTCGATCTTCGCGACGCAGATCGACTCGATCGCCAGCCGCGTGGCGTCAGACATGGCGACTATCGATGACCCTGCCGAAGCCCGACACCGTTTGCTCACCGAAACCCGCCGAGTGCGCGCCGCTACCGCTGACGGACTTGTTGCGGCAGCACGCCAGCTCGGTGAAGAAGTTGATTCGTTCGACGTCATTGATGGCGAAGCTGGTGGCGGCGCCGCCGCCGAGGACGGCTGACGAGTGGGCCAGCGAAAAGCGCATCATGCCGCCAACGTCGCCGATACCCGGAAAATTTGATCCTGACGCCAACCCTTATATGCGCCCGGTCGCCTGGGCGTTCGCCCAGCCCTGCTATAACCGCGTCACCTTCGTGATGGGTACGCAGATGGGCAAGAGCGTCACGATGGAAAACATCGTTGGCCACCGCCTCGACGAAGACCCGACGCCGATCATGTACGTGACCCCCACCCGGCCGTTGATCGTGTCGACGGTCGAGCCGAAGTTCATGGACATGTTTCGTGAGTGCCAGTCGCTGCTGGCCAAGTACGACCATCGCCGCTCGTCGATTACCACCAAGTGGGTCGGCGGCAGCAAGTTTCGCTTCGCCTGGGCGGGCTCGGCGACCGAACTGGCCGCCGACTCGGCGGGCCTGGTGCTGGTCGATGAGGTCGACCGCATCGTGAACACCAGCGAGGGCGACACCACCGAAGTGATCGAGGCGCGCGGCGACGCTTACGTCGACAGCAAGATCGGTTACACGGCGACGCCGACGCACGGCAAGGCCGAGAAGCGCCGAGACGATCGCACCGGCCTCGATCACTGGCAGGTGGCCAAGCATGCCGCGCTGGGCTCGGCGGTGTGGCGGCTGTGGCAGAGCGGCACGCGCCACGAGTGGGCCGTGCCGTGCCCCGAGTGCCTGGAATACTTCGTGCCCTGGTCGGGGCTGCTGTGGTGGCCGGGGCAGGGCACCGAGAAGGAATGCACGCCAGATGAGGCGGAGCGCGCGGCCCGCCTGACCTGCCCGAACCACGGCTGCATGATCGAGGACAAATGGCGTCCCTGGATGAACCGCCGAGGCGTGCCTGTTGCGCCGGGTCAGTCGGTGACGCCAGCCCAGCGCGAGGGCGACCAGGTGCACGCGGGCGAGTTGATCGGCACGGCCGACACCGAGGGCTCGACGCATTACTCGATATGGGTCTCGGGGCTGTGCTCGTTCGCGGCCAAGAAAACCTATGGATTCCTGGCCAAGAAGCTGCTCGCCGCACAGATCGCCGGCGACCCCGCCAAGCTGCTCGCGGTGCATAACACCGGGTTCGGCGAGGTGTATTCCGAGACCGGCGACGTGCCGAGCTGGGAGGAGATCAAATTGCTGCAATGGCCCTACGCCCTCGGCGAGCTGGTCCTCGAGCCGATCAAGACCTATTGCACGGTCGATGTGCAGAAAAACCGCCTGGTCTATGTCACGCGCGCCTGGTTCCTGGGCATGGGCTCGGCCCTGGTCGAGCACGGCGAGCTGTGGGGCCCGACCGATCAAGACGAGGTATGGGACCAGCTCGAGGAGCTGATCGGCACCGAGTACGGCGGCCACGGCATCGACCTGGTCGGTATCGATATCGGCTACCGCGACGACCAGGTCTATCAGTTCATCAACCGCAACAAGCATCGCGCCATCGCCCTGCGCGGTCGCGACAAGCTCGACAAGCCAATCAAGCTCGAGCGCGTCGAGGTCGACCGCAAGGGTAAGACCCGCAAGCGCGGCGACGCGCGCTGGGCCTTCGATTCGCCGCTCGCGAAACGCTGGGTTCACTCGCGCATCGTGCGCGCCCAGCAGGCCGACGCCGGTCGCCGGCCCGGCTGGTGGCTGCTGCCGATCGGCGTGCATGACGACTACTGCAAGCAGCTTGTCGGCGAGGAGTGGGTCGAGAGTGAGGGCCGCTTCAAGCAAGTCGGCGAAAACCATTACCTCGACTGCGAGGCGATGCAGTACGTGCTCGCGCTGCGCGACAAGCTGCACCGTAAGCGCAAAGGCGCCCTGACCCGCGACCAGCTCGCCCAGCAGGTTGATCCCAAGGCCGCCCCGCCCGAGGCAGCGCCCGAGGCCATGCCAGCCGAGGAGGCGCCGGCCCCGGCCAACCCTGCGCCGACCTCGCCGAAAAAGCGGGGCCGCTTCAACCTCATCAAGAAACGGCGGTAACCATGGAACCGAAGACCCTACACGCCGGCGATTCGGTCGCCTGGTCGCGTGACGTGCCCGAGTACCCGCCCGCCGAGGGCTGGGTGCTGCGCTACGTGCTGCGCGGCCCGGCGGCGATGGAGATCGAGGCCCACGGCAGCGGCGAGACCCACGAGGTGGAGATCGCCGCCGCCATCACGGAAGGCTGGGCGGCCGGACGCTACCACTGGGCGGCCTATGTGACCAGCCCCGGCGGCGAACGCTACACGATCGACACAGGCGACCTGGTCATTCTGCCCAACTGGCTGACCGAGGGCCCGACGGACGTGCGCAGCCACGCCCGCCGGATGCTCGACCTGATCGAGGCCGCGCTCGAGAAGCGGATTCCCAAGGATCAACAGAGCTACGAGATCGACGGCCAGCGCCTCGACCGCATCCCGGTCGAGCGCCTGACCGCCCTGCGCAACCAGTACCGCCGCGAGGTTCGCCTCGAGGAGCGGCCCGGCTCGGCCTTTGGCCGACTGATTCACGCGAGGATGTAACCGATGGGGCTACTCGAGCGAGCCAAACGCGCATGGAAGCTCGCCGGGAAGGCCGATGCCCCACCGGCGAGCCCGCGACAAGAGCCGACGCTCAACGAGCGTGATTTCAAGATGGCGCGCCAGGGGCGCTTGACCCGCTCATGGTCCGGGCGCAGCTCGGGCGGCGACGCCAATCAGCTCATCTACCGCGATCACGAGACGCTGCGCCAACGCGCCCGCGAGCAGTCGATCAACTCGGGGTACGCCAAGCGTTTCTATCGGCTGTTGCGGCAGAACGTAGTCGGCCCGCATGGCATTCAGATGCAGTCGAAGGCGGTGCGCGCCGACGGCACCGCCGACGAGACCTGGCGTCGCGCGATCGAGCGTGAATATCGCCAGTGGTGCAAGCGCGGCAACTGCGACGTCACCGGGCGCTATAGCTTCGTCACCTTCATGTGGCTGTGGGTCGAGACCCTGGCCCGCGACGGCGAGGTGATGGTGCGCCTGGTGAAGAACTGGCCGAACCGCTGGGGCTTCGCCCTGCAGATCCTCGAGGCCGACCGCCTCGACGCGAACCTGAACACCTGGTTGAGCAACGGCAACCGGGTGCGCATGGGCGTGGAAATGGATGCGTGGGAGCGACCGGTCGCCTACTGGCTCAAGCACGACCACCCCGGCGACACGTACCGTACGCCCGGCGAACAGGACTATGAGCGGGTGCCGGCCGACGAGCTGCGCTTGACGTTCGACCCTTGGCGGCCGCACCAGGCGCGCGGATTCACCTGGACCCACGCCGGCGCCAACGAGCTGCACCACGTCGAGGAGTATGCCGGCGCCGAACTGGTCGCCGCCGAGCAGGGTGCCAAGATCACCGGCTTTTACGAGCAGGACGCCGAATGGATCGACCCGCCCGACGAGGACGGCGAGCAGGGCGTCATCGTCGAGGATATCGAGGCCGGTACCGCCAAGCTGCTGCCGCACGGCGTGACCTTCAAGCCGTTCGACAACAAGCATCCCTCGACCAACTTCGCGCCCTTCACCAAGGCGGCGGTGCGCAAGATCGCGGCGGCGTTCGGGCCTTCCTACAACCGCCTGGCCCACGACCTCGAGGGCGTGTCGTTTTCCTCGCTGCGTAGCGGCGAGCTGGACGAACGCGACTTCTACAAGTGCGTGCAGGCCTTCGCGATCTCCGAGCTGCTCGAGCTGGTCGGCGAGACCTGGCTCGCGCAGTCGGTGATGACCGGCGCGCTGGCGATTCCACCGCGCCATTTTCACCGCCTGTCGCCGATCGACTGGCTGCCGCGCGGCTGGGACTGGGTCGACCCGAAGAAGGACAGCGAGGCCGCCAAGGTTGGCCTCGAGACCTTCACCGATTCGGTCAGCGACATCATCCGCCGCAAGGGCCGCGACCCCGACGACGTTTATCGGCAGATCGCCGACGACCGCCGCTTGTTCGCGTCGCTCGGCCTGCCCGACCCCTACGGCAAACCTACCGAGGAGCCCCGCAATGCCCAAGCAACAGACGACGCCGACGACGGCGACACCGTCAACGCCGCCGGCACCGACTGACGGGTCGGGCCTGGCGGTGCTGCGACAGATCGAGAGCCAGCCGCAAGTGCGGGCCCTGGCGATCGATAGCGACACCATCAACAAGGAAACGCGCACCGTCGAGGTCGCGGTATCCAGCGAGTACCCGGTGCGCCGCTGGTTCGGCATGGAAGTGCTCGACCACGGCACCGACGCCATCGATATGCACCGCCTGCAGGCCGGCGCCCCGCTGCTCGATCAGCATCGCCGGCAGATCGGCGTCGTTGAGGAGGCATGGCTAACCGCCGACCGACGCCTGCGCGCGAAGGTGCGATTCTCTCGGGGCGAGTACGCCGAGGAAATCTGGCAGGACGTGATCGACGGTATCCGCCGCAATATCTCGTGCGGCTACCTGATCCACGAAATGGTGCTCGAGCGCACCGACGGCGATCTCGATCACTACCGCGTTACCCGCTGGGAGCCCTACGAGGTGTCCAGCGTTTCAGTGCCGGCAGACCCCACGGTCGGCGTCGGCCGCTCCCTACCCGAAGCCACCAACACCATCACCATTCGAGGAACGGCAATGCCCAAGCCCAACGAAACCCCGAACGCCGCCGGCACCACTGAGCAGCCGCAGGGCGGCCAGCGTCAGCACGCTGCCGAGCCGGTCGATCACGCCAAGGCCGAGCGTCAGCGCTGCGCCGATATCATCGCCCTGGGCGACATGCAGAACCGTCGCGAACTGGCGCAGCAGGCCGTCGAGGCCGGCACAAGCGTCAGCGAGTTCATGCGCTCGCTGCGCGAAGCCACCGGCGCGCCCGGCCCGACACCGACGCCTGGTGTGCAGCAGGACGACCGCGACCTGCCGCGCTTCATGAATCAGCCTAACTCGCTGCGCGAGCTGGGCGTCAGCGACAAGGAAGCCGACAGCTACTCGCTGATGCGCGCGATCAACGCCGCCGCCGACAACGACTGGGACAAGGCCGGTCTCGAGCGAGAGATCTCGGTCGCGATCTCCGACAAGGTGAAGAAAGAGGCCCGTGGGTTCTTCGTGCCCCACGAGATTCTGCAGCGAACCCTCGGCGCCGCGCGCACCATGGAAAAGAAGACCGCCGGCAAGGGACCCGAGCTGGTGGCCACCGACCTGCGCGTCGATCAGTTCATCGACATTCTGCGCAACGAGGCGCTGGTCGCCGGTCTTGGCGCCCGCATCCTGAGCGGCCTTGTCGGTGACGTCGACCTGCCGAAGAAGGTCAGCGGCGCGGGCTTCTCGTGGATCACGGAAGGCGCCGACGCCCCGCTGACCGATATGGACCTGAGCACCCTGCGCCTGTCGCCGAAGACCATCGCCGGCGGCATCCCGGTCACGCGCAAGCTGCGCAAGCAAGCGAGCCTGTCGATCGAGGCGATGATCATTCAGGACCTGACCGAAGGCCTGGCGGTCGCCCTCGACTACGCGATGCTGCTCGGCTCGGGCATCGACGACGAGCCGCTCGGCCTGCTCAACCAGACCGGCCTGGGCGGTCTCGAGTACGCCGATAACATGAGCTGGGCGCAGGTGGTGGAGCTTGAGACCAAGGTGCGGGCCAAGAACGCGCGCAAGAACGCGCTTTCCTACCTCACCAGCGTGGTGCAGGACGGCTACGCGAAGACCGCCGAGAAGTTTGCCGGCACCGGCAAGACCATTGCCGACAACGGTCGCACCAACGGTTACCCGCTCAACTCGACCAACCAGATGCCCGACGATGCCTGGCTGTTCGGCGATTTCTCGCAGCTCGTGTGCGGCATGTGGGGCGTGATGGATCTCAAGCCCGACACCGCCACCCTGGCGGGAAGCGACGGCCTGATCCTGCGCGTCTTCCAAGACGCCGACGTTGGCGTGCGCCGCCCCGAGTCGTTCGCGCTGGCTCGCAAGACCGTCGCCTAACCCTTACCTAGCGGGCAGTTAGGGGGCTTCGGCCCCCATTTTTCACCGCATCACCGACAGGATCACCATCATGGCAGAAGCGAAAAACACTTACGTTGTCGTCGCGCTGGGCGCGTTCTGGCACCAGGGCGCGCTGGTCAAGGCCGAGGAAACGTTCGAGGTCACGCGCAAAGAGCGCGCCAGCCTGGTGGCCGCCAAGAACGTGCGCGACGCCACCGAGGAGGAGGTCGAGGCGTTCCGCCAGGGCCCAGCCAAGGCCAAGGCCGGCAGCAAGGCCAAGGAGCCCGCCGCGACCAGTGGGGCCTCCGCCAAGGCCGGCGACGGCAAGGCAGGATGATCGGCGACGACGACGTCGCGACGTTCTTCGACCCTGACGAGTTCGGGGTCGAGGTGACGATCGCCGAGCCTGGCCTCGAGCCGCGCCCCGTATCCGGCATGTGGGGCGAGCCGGGCAAGCCCGAGTCGTTGCGTCGGCTCAACACCAACGGTGCCGGCGGGCTGCGCGTGGGCCCCGGTAGTTCGGCCCTGCAGTTGTTCAACAGCGACGCCCCGGCCAACCGCCGCGAGGCCAAGCTCACCGTCGACGGGGTCGAGTATTCGATCGCCGACCACAAGCCGTTGGGCCGCCTGCGCACGCTGTTCGTCCTGGTGCCTTACGGCGATCGCAACGCACGACAGGGGCAGACCGATGGCCGCTGGCTTCCACCTCGATCTTGACTATGACGCGGCGCTCGCGCGGCTGCCTGGGGCGGTCGAACTGGCCCAGCGGGAGCTGGATAAGGCCGCCGACCGGGCCCTGCGCAAAACCGCCCAGTGGCTGCGCACGCACTCGGCGCGCGAGATCGGCCGCGAGCTGAGCATTCCGAACACGCCGATCAAGCACCGATTTAGCGTCTACCCGATTCGCGGGGCGCGCGAGGTCAAGCTGTGGATCGGCATCAACCCGCTATCGGTTCACTACCTGGGCGATCCGCGACAGACGCCGACCGGCGTCAGGGTGCGGCGCCGCGACTACGAGTGCGCCTTCATCTCGCCGATGAAGTCGAGCGCCAAGCTCGTATGGCGCCGAAAGGGCCGCGAGCGCCTGCCCATCGAGCGGGTTACCGAGGAGTGGGGCGACCAGGCGCTGACGGTCATCGATCGGTGGGAGCGCCGAGCCACGACCCGGTTTATCGAGATCTTCGAGCAGGAGGCACGTTATGCCCTCACCAAGGCCGCTGGCTAACCCCGCCGACCTGTTCTTTGCGATCGGCGACACGCTGCTCGAGCTGATCCCCGAGGTAACGGTCGGCAACTACGACGAGTTCGACAAGCCCGTCGGCGACGCGACGGTGCTGATCGAGTTCGAGCGGACGATGCCGGCCACACGCGGCACCGACGGGCGTTATGCGCATGACCTCGCCATCACCCTGCACGCGGTGGTGGCCCGATGGCGGCGCTGGGCGCCGCTCGAGGCGGTCAACCTGGCGACTGTCATCGAGCGCATCGTCGACGACAACCGCTGGTCGCTGCCGCCTGGCCAGTGCGAGCCGCCGGACCCCGAGACGCTGCACAGCGCGCCCTCGATCTTTCAGACCGGCGAACGCGGGTACGAGGCGTGGGGCGTGCACTTTCGGCAGACCATCTACCTGGGCGAGTCCTGGGCCGAGGAGGACCCGGTCACCACTGCACCGGGCGGCCTGGCTTACGCCTGGCAGGTCGACATTGACGACCCGGACAACTACCACCCCTTGCACGAGTGACGAGCCCCATGCGCGAGCTGATCAGCCGAATGATTCGCGCCGCGCTGGCCCCGTATGCCGACGAGATCGCCACGCTGCGCGACGAGGTCGAGGACCTGCACCGCCGGGCGGCCAACCTGAACCGCATCGGCACCTGCGTGGCGGTGGACCCGGCGAGCGGGCGCTGCCAGGTCAGCCACGGCGGCAACCGCTCGCCCTGGATCAAGTATTTCAACCCCGCCGCCGGCGAGACCCGAGAGACGCGGCACCCCTCGGTGGGCGAGCAGTGCCTGCTGCTCAACTACGGCGCCGGCGACGGCAGCGCGCAGGCCATGGCGCTCACCGGCCTGCCTTCGGCGGCGTTCCCGCCGGTCTCGGGCGAGGGCAACGTATGGCGCCGCACGTTCAAGGACGGCACCACCGAGAGCTATGACCACGCCGCGCATCGCTTCGAGCGCGCGATCGGTAGCAGCACGATGACCGCCGACCGTGACGGCATCACGCTGATGCACGGCAGCAACGGCCTGCGCATCGATGCCAGCGGCGTGCACCTGGTAGGCAGCGGCGTCGATCACGACGGCAAGGATATCGGCAAGACCCACAAGCACGGCGGCGTGGTCGCCGGCAATAGCAAAACGGACGTGCCTTCATGATCGGAATCGACCGCAACACCGGCCGCACGATCGGCGCGTTCGAGCAGTTCGTCTCGCGCGTCACGCAGGTGATGACGACGCCGCTCGGTGCCCGCGAGCACCGCCCCGGCTTCGGCTCTAGGGTGCCCGAGACGCTGGCCCGCAACATGGGCGACGAGCTGCTGCTGCTGGCCCAAGCCCACGCCACCGAAGCGTTTTATAACCCCATCAACGGCATCGGCGACTTTGAGCCCGACCAGGTCGTCGCCAGCCGCGACGCCAACGGCGTGCGCCTGCGCTTTACCGGCAAATGGCGCCACCGGCGCGAGACGTTCGAGGTGCACCTGTAATGCTGATCCCTGGACAGAACACGCTCGCCAAGCCCGAGATCGTCAAGGTCGAGGCGTTCGAGGATCTCCTCGAGCAGTTCAAGGCCGGCGCGATTGCCTACGTGGGCGAGAGAAACCCGGCCATGGCCGAGCAGCTCGAGGAGGCCTTCGGCAACGAGGCCGAGCTGGCCACCAAGCTGGTGGAGGCCCTGGCCGTGCGCCTGCAGACGCATATGCGCCAGTACAACGAGCGCATCGTGCAACAGTTCGCGTGGTGGGCCGAGGGCACGAACCTCGATGCCAAGCTCGCCGACCTGGGGCTTTCTCGCCAGGTGATCGACGAAGGCGATCCTAATGCCTTCCCGCCGGTGCCGGCGACGCTCGAGGAGGATAGCCACGCCCGACTGCGCTACTACCTGGCCCCGCACGCGCCCGCCGCCGGCTCGCGCATGCACTACCGCGCCGAAGTGCTGACGCTCGACGACCGTGCCAACGTGACCGTCGAGGCCCCCGAGGCTGGCCGCGTCGTGGTGACGTACACGCTGGCACCGGGCGGCTACGCCGCGCAGATCAAGGACGGAAACGGCCGCATGATCGACCCCAACAGCGGCAAGGTCGCGGTCACGGTGCTGGCCCGCGACGGCGACGGCACGCCTTCGGCCGAGCTGCTCGAGGAGGTGCGCAAGCACTTCGCCCGCAACGACGTGCGCCCCGAAAGCGACGAGGTGACGGTGCAGGCCGCCGAGATCCTCGAATACGAGATCTATGCCATCGCCTGGATCAACGCCGGCCCCGACGCGCAACTGACCGAGGAGGCCGCCGTTGCAGCACTGCAGGGCTACGCCGACGAGCAGCATGTGCTCGGCGGCGAGGTCGACCCGAGTTGGATCGACTACCACCTGCACGCCGCCGGGGCGGTGCGCCTCGACGTGCAGCTCCCCGCCGCGCCGATCGTCGCCGCTGACCACCAGGCGCCCTATTGCACGGCCATTAACGTGGAGGTGCGCACGCTATGAGCGACCGCGAACGCGGCAGCCTGCTGCCCGACAACAGCTCGGCGATCGAGCGCGGGCTCGAGGCAGCGTTCGCCGACTTGCTCGAGGCGATCGCGCCGCCATTTCCCGAGCTGCTCGACCCGCAACGCACACCGGGCCAGGCGTTGCCCTACCTGGCCGCCGATCGAGGCGCACGGGAGTGGAACACCCACGCCGACGAGAGTGAGAAGCGCGCCACGGTGGCCGCCGTGTGGCCGACCAAGCGGCTGGCCGGGACACGCCGTGCACTCGAGCTGGCCGTGCGCTCACTGGGCCTCGAGCCCGAGGTGATCGCCTGGCACAAGACCGACCCCGCCGGCCTGCCGTACAGCCTGCACGTCATCGCGGTGAACAGTGCCGCCCTGGATGGCGGCATGCAGGAGCGCCTGCAGCGCCGCCTAAATGAGGCCAAGGCCGAGCGCGACGTGCTGACACTCGAGATCGTCGGCGAGTCGCGAGGCTGGGCGTACATCGGCGCCGTGACCTATGACGGCGACGTCACCGCCGTTTACCCCTACGCCGCCGAAGCCGCCGAGGTGACCGGCCCGCTCTACCTCGGCATCGGCAGTGACACCATCGACACCGCCACCGTCTATCCGCAGCCCTAAGCGAGAATCACCATGCCCCAGTTCTATACCGTCCTGACCGAGACCGGGCAGGCCAAGATGGCGAATGCCATCGCGCTCGGCACCACTATCGAGATCGCCGCCATGGCGGTGGGTGACGGCGGCGGCGCGCTGCCGAATCCCGACAGCAACCGCGAGACCCTGGTCAACGAGCTGCGCCGCGCCGCGATCAATCGCGTCGAGGTCGATGCCGATAATCCCTCGTGGCTGATCGTCGAGCAGGTACTGCCGCCCGACGACGGCGGCTGGACGATTCGCGAAGTGGGTATTTTCGACACCGACGGCGACCTGATCGGTTACGGCAACTACCCCGAGACGTACAAGCCGACCCTCGACCAGGGCAGCGGCCGCACCCTGACCATTCGCATGGTGCTCGAGGTGTCCCATACCGCGGCGGTGACGCTGCGCGTCGATCCCTCGGTGGTGCTGGCGACGCGCGAGTACGTCGATGGTGAGATCGACAAGCATGCGCAGAGCCGAAATCACCCGGCTGCCACTGAGTCCGCACAAGGCATGATTCAGCGAGCCACTAGCGCCCAGGCCAAGACAGGAATCGACAACACTCGCGCCATGACTCCGGCACGAGTGCATGAGTCATTCAATCAGTTTGGTTTAGGGGCTGCTTTAAAATTCAATGATGCTGGGGTTGTTGACGACATTGATAGAACGAAATTCTTTTATGTCGGCGCCAATAATGGCGGAAATGTTATGGGTGATGCGTGTACCGTTTCTGGCCTTCACATTGAAGACGATACGGGACAAAGAGCCCAGCAAATAATTATAAGAGCCGAAGATGGTGGAGGTGAACACCTGTCGTATAGAAGGCGGTTCAATGGGGAGTGGGGAGATCAAGTACGAATCTTCGCAGCATCCAATGTCGCCAGTACTAGTGAGGCAGAAGAAGGGGCTATAGATGATAAGCCAATGACTCCTTTGAAGGTGAAGAGAGTCTTGGAAAGCCACAGAAGTGAACAAGGCGCTCACCTAGACAATAAAATTTCCTTGAGCCAACAATTGCCTCAATCGCCCACGGCAGAAAATGTAGCAGAAGCCTTAGCAGTAATTGGTGGTCTTGCTGCTGAGAGTTGCCAAAATCGAGTCATCTAT